TCCAGTTCCAGTTATTTCTTCTCCAGCAGTGGTAATTCCGATGTTACCAGTGTTAGTAAAGTTGTATAAACCACCTTGAGTGTAGTCTACATTTACTTCAGTTCCATTCGCAGCTACGTGTGATAAAACTTTAACTTCTAATGAAGTATCACTAATTTGTCTGGTAATTATACCTTTGATGTAACCATCAAGAGTTACTGTCCCATTAGGAGTAGGTTTTTTTCTACCGTATGCAGTTTGAGTTATTGCATATCCAACAACAGAACCAGTTCCATCTATTTGTGACAATGCTGTTCCAGCGATACCAGTTAGTATCTGGTCTGATTTTGAGTCTATTGTTGCAACTTTAATTCCGTTTGCATAACTACCAGGTGTTTTTGCAGCAAATTCTACACCAGCTATGACATTTTCATCATAACCTAGTTGATTGTAGTGAGTTTCACTCTTGATCTTTAAACCAGTAAAACTTGAAGTAATTCCAGCACCGATAACTGCATTTTTCAATCCAGTGTCATCAGCACGAATGACTTGCATTACACCGCCATATGCTAAGTATGATGATGCAACCATCCAGTATTCATAGTGCTTATCTACTGAATATGGTTGTCCAAAGGTTTGTAGTAGATCTTCCTCACTCTCTATGAGTTGTGCTTCCTCCACAGGTCCCTTAGTAAATGGAGCGACTAACGCACCAACAGAGCCAGTTGATGAATCTACTCTACCAATGGTGAGGTCAACTTCTCTAACTACGATTCCAGGAGATGCTAAATTTAGAGGCATCTTAATTCTCCGATCTCAGGATATTTTTTCTAAGATTATTTATTAAAAACTCCATTTTCATCGGGGAAACCGTGCATGAACTACCAATCTGGGTATTCCCACCTGTTACTAATCTTCTTTTTTGATTTTTTTACTCTAGCAATTGTACAAGTCTTACATTCATATGAATATGATGATTGTATACTCTTATTCTTTCTTATCAAATAAAATCCATCAATTAAATCTTTTGTTTTTCCACAAACTCTACACTTTCTCTCTGTTAGAACAAAGTGACTAATATCAAGTTGTTCATCAAATTCCATTATAATACTTGAATTACTCCATTACAATCAGGAATATCTTGCATAATTTTATTTTCAATACCTTGTTTAAGTGTCATTGCACTCATAGCACAACTCGTACAAGCACCACCTAATCTAACCTTAACATAGTTTGTATCCTCTTCTATCTCTACAAATTCAACGAATCCTCCATCTGCCTCAATATAAGGAGCGATTTCAGATAAAGATTCAATTACATTACTAGCAGTTAAGTCCATTACATATAATCCCACATATATGAACGATCACCATATTCATCAGTGTGCCATACATCTCCGTCCTTGTCAACAAAAGAATTATCGTCCATTCCATCAGACATAAATCCAAAAGGAGCCATGTCCTGTTCTATCTGATTCTTTTGCTCTTCATATATTCTCTTTCTTACATCATTATCAGTCATCTCTTTGAAATAGTCTTGTGCAACTAACCAAGCAAATATGACTAAACACATTGCTAAGTCATCATTACATCCTTCTTCTGCTTCAAATGAGTTATGTTTTTGAGAAAATGTAGTTAGTTCAGATATAATATCATAGTCTATTATTAATATTTTATCGTCTTCTAGTAAAGTTTTTAGATTAGAACACCCTAATTTCTTTACAGCAGCAGTAGTTCTTACACCCAATTGAGAACGTTTACCGCTAAATCCAGCACCAACAACTTGACCTGCCCGCCCTCTCTGTGAGCACATTAATAAATTATCATATTCTAAATCATAGTTAAGTATAGATGCAACTTGATCTCCTATATCATTTACCTCGCATAATATAAATGCTTTATTGTATGCTTTTGCTACATCGTCAATAATACTTGGAAATAACATTGGTTTTATTTCATTGTTCCGATACTTTGCAACTGCCTTGTAAGGAAAGTTTGTAATATCAAAAACTATAAATGCTGAGTAATCATTGCCCAACCCACGAGCTACGTCAACAGTAATCAAATAATTATGGTCTTTTAGGGGTACTTCATATACATCCAATCCTGCATTTTTTTGAATCGGATTCTCGTATACAAGATTTTTCAGTTTAGATGGATTTATTAGTGTGTTAACAGACCCAAGAAACTCACACTCAAACTCAACTTTAAATTGTTGTTCAGAAGTGTTAGCAATTGTAGATTCTTTCCATGCCTCATCACGACCAGGAACTTCTGACCAATGAACATCAGTTGGAATATATTCATTCTTACCTCTCTCTGCTTCATGCCACATTCGGTAAAAATGATTCATACCTCGTGGTGTAGAAACTATTATAACTTTTGTTTTCTGTCCTGAAGTAATAGTAGGATATACAGATGCAAAGAAATCATCTGCAATATGATTTGGAATAAACGCAAACTCATCAAGAAATATTACGTTATAAGATCCACCTCTAACTGCAGATGAAGATGTAGAGTTAGCAGATATTTTTGAACCGTTTTCTATTTCTAAAGAACCTTTATTCCAAGATATAATACCTTGTTGCATCCATCTTGGTAAATTCTCATATGCAAGTTGCAGTCTTCCTAATAAATCACGGGCAGTAGAAGCTTTGTTTGCAAGTATAGCAATATTAACATTATCATTAAATATTGCATAATGAAGTAAGTACGATACAACCGTCGTTGATTTACCTGTCTGCCGAGGCATCTTGCATATATTAAAACGGTTCTCATGGAAATTTCTTATTAACTTTTTTTGAAAGGGATATTGCTTAAACGGAACTAAACCTTCATCAAGAGATACAATTTTAATATAATTATTTGCAAAATAAACTGGATCATCTTTACACTTTAAGAACTCAATAATATTCTCTTGTGTAAATTCAATCTGAGTATTCGCCTTTTTTAAATTGGGATTACCAAGATAAACTTCACTCATTATGAAAAATTAAATTATTAACTTATTGTATAACCTACTTTTGCACCCAAGATAGCAGCATTCGCAGCGAAGATTGCTTCAGTTGGTTTTTTCTCTACAACTTCTACTGCGTTACCAGGTAACGTAAAAGATCCAATTGTTGTAGATCCTCCAACTTCATCAATGATAGTTACTAATCTTGCAGTAGCACTATTATTCACGAGACGGACTGCTGTAGCACTACCAAAGGTGGATGCATTTGCAGCATTTACGCCACATGGAGCTTCAATACCTTTAACTAATGTGATCATTATTCTAAACTTTTATTGATTATTTATGCTGTTTTTATATTCTTCTTAATTTTCTTCTTTTTTGCTAAATCTATGGGTATACCAGTATTTCTTAAAAATTCTGCATTTTCATAATCTTTAGCATCTTTAGTTCTTATCTTATCCAATAAACCTCCATCTCTTGTTTCATATGGATATGTAAAAGTTCCCTTTGGTGTCCATTGCTCTGTAAACTGTTTGAATGTTTTATATTCTCTTAACTTCTGATGTTTAGTTCTTTTTAGTTTATTTAATCTATATTTTGCAATTTTTCCTGATGGACCAGGAACAACTGGGATTATATCTTGTGCTTTAGCAATTCTTTCTGTTTCGGTGCCAGGAGACCCTAATTTCTTCCATCCTTTTCTAATAGAACCTTTATTTACTACTACGTCCATAACTTCACCTTTATCTTTTTTCTTAAAAGGATTTAACTGATTCTGAATTTTATCATTTTCATAATTAGCACCTCTTCTTGCATACCTACCTGCTTGCTTTTTACCTGTTTCAGTAGCAGTTGCAAAATAAGCATCTTTACCAGGTCTAGCCATGTTAGTTTTTGGTTTATAACCTGTTCTTTTCATCCAATCTTGTGTTGCTTTATTATATCCGCTAGTAGATGGATTTAATCCTGATACTGTAGGAGGCACACCAGTTTTTTTATATTGTGCAATATTTTTTGCTGATTGTCCATGATAACCACGAACCATTGTTCCTCTCTCAACTGCTTTATCAGCGAAGAATGGATCTATAGTTCTACGTGGTTTTTTCTTTAATAACTTTCCAACTTTTTTTAATCCACCTTTTTTAGCGAGTTTAGCAGCACCCTTTATTGCTACTTTAGCAACAGTCCCTAAACCTTCATTAAATTGTTGATATGTTTTCATCAGCAGTTCCAGCGTCTAAGTGCCTTGTTTATTCTTGAATCTGGATCTCTCCTTGTCTTTGCAGAGGTAAGTTTTTTCTTCATACCTTTCATTCTCCTACAGAATGATAGTCTTCTCTTTGCAGATTTAGATCCTTTCTTTAATTTAGATGGTTTAGTTGTAACAGCAGTTTGTAATTTAGATCCAGGATTTTCACGACGATATGCCTTTACTGCTTTTTTACTTAATCCATCAGTCTTATCTTTACGATTGACCTTTTGCCAATCTTCTCCTAAATCTTCTCTCCAATTTGATGGTGATGGTTTTAGTGGTTCTGGTTTGATAACATCAATCGCTTCAACTTCAGTAAATTTAATATCATCTTTATTCCAATCTTGAATCAATAATTCACTTTCAATTGCAGTATTCTCAGTTTTTAGTGCTACTTCTAAATCTTTTGATTGTTTTGCGTGTAATTCAGATCCATCTTTTAGTTTCTTAATTAATTTTTTAATATGTGGTACATCTTTTTTATCTAATATTTCAGGTAGATAATCATCCTTCACAAGATTTGTAGCAATTGCATATTTAACATTTTTATCACCATAGCGATCTTTCATTTCTTTATCACTGATAGCATCAGCAATTTCATCACGTTTTTTTATTTGTTTCTTAGTCAACTTTTTTTCAGTCAATTCACCCTCTAAATCAACAGAGGCAGCAAGATCTTTGTAAGGAGGTTCTTTATATTTTTTCTCCTTCTTTTTATCTAGTTTCTGACCTTTGATAAAATTACCAAAGTCACCGTGAACTAATTTCTCATCTAAAGAAGAAGTATCTTTTACTTCTTCTTCTTGGACTTTTTTACGCAGTTTGGATACCTCTTACCGAAC